CAGTATCTCTTTTATTTGCAATAATTAGAACTCTATCAGGATTCTCAGGTTTAGCTGTTTGTAGTCTTTTTGAAATCCACGCAGCTGTTACTGTGGATACACCGGCTTGTCTATACTTTCTGGTAATATTTTCGTTATATAATTCGTAATCTTTGATTAATTGAACTTGGTCAGGAAATAACTCTAACGGAACGAATTTTTTTTGTGTGTTATCATAAGTTGTCAAATACGTTTTTAATGCATATGGTGCATCTTTTATAATTTTTGCGTATTCTTTTAACTGTTCTATTTTCGAATTCATACATATAAATATAAAAAAAGGTGGTTTTTAAACCACCTTAACATTATCTTGTAACAGGTACTCCATCTTCATCATCATCCTCTTCCTCGTCATCATCCATATCTACCGTACCCTCAATACCCAAAGATTTTAAAAAATCATCCAAATCATCAGATTCAGTCTCATCTGTAATATCGTCTAAGTCGTCCCTAAACATTGCCACAGTTTCTTCGTAATCTTGGTCTCTAAACATTTGATTAATACCTTCCATTAATTCATTCATTAATCGTTTACCTCTATCCGTACCATTTAATACTTCTTTCATAAACACTAAGAATTTTTTAGCAGGTAATTTAAAAATCTCAACTAAAAGATAATTCTGTAATTCAACTTTATTCTCGTCTAATAGTATTTCTTCAGGAAATTGTGACCTAACCCTATCCCAAATTGCAGGTCCCAATCTTAAATCCCACATTTCTTTTTCTAATGTGTCTTCTGAAGATTCCACATCTTCAAATCCTTCATCACCTTCAGGCCTACCTTGAATTGCAAATAACTCTAATGTTCCCTTAATTAATTCATGTACTAAAACGGGGAAATTAATTCCTCGTGCAACTACTTTTGCGGTACCCTCTTCGTCTTCGGGTCTTTCAACACTTTCTTTACCGGCAGCAGAATTACCTAAACCTTTAATTAAATCATCACTTATTTGCCAATATGTTAAATCGTTAATAGACATTAATGTACCATATAGATTTAATATATTTTCTTCTCCTGTAATTTGTTGTAATCTTTCGGGTACCAAATGAAACATATAGTGTCCCTTTTTAGATGCCCCCTGAATGATTGAGTTTATCATTCTTCTTTTCGCCTTTTCTAAATCTAAATTTTGTAACTCATTAAAGATTTCTACTTCATTTTCAATCTCAACTTGTTCTGGATTTTCTTGGTTTTCTTCATCGTGACCAAAATCATCCATGTCAATCTCACCCATACCAACTATTTTGGCATCATATTCTACCGCACCCTCAGGTATCCCCATTTCTTTCATCACAAGTTCAATTGCTAATTGCTCTAACTCTTCCCTATGATTACTTTCAATTTGAACAACTCTATTATGTGCGTTTAGTAATGTCATTTGAAGTTGCATTACTCCCTGCATACCTCTTTGTACAGGTGTATTATCCCCAAGATATCTTCTAAGATTTTGAACAACTTGTTTGTATCTTTCTGAAGCTAAAACTTCTTGGAAATTTTTATTTGGTTCTTCACCAGTTGATGGTAACGGAACCTTTTTAAATGGGGTTTCACCCTGTGAAAGTTTATCCTGTAAACCTTGGTCAGGTCTATCAGCGGTATCAAAATCCATTGCCATCTCTTTCAAATTTTCTTTTACTAAAGATAACAAATCTTTTTTATTTATCTGCATTTTCAGTTTCTTTTAACGCTTTTGGTTTAGGATTTTTTCCGGGACCTGGTTGATATGGTGTTTTTGGTTTTGGTGTACTTGGTTTTGTTGTTGGTTTTGTTTTTGGTTTTGTTGTTGGATTTTGTTCTTTCACTTCTGATTTTGTTATCGAATCATAACTCATAAATTCAGGAACTCCATTATGTCCTTTTTTTACATTTGGACCAACTTCTTGTTCAGTAATTTTGGTTTGAATTAATTCCATAATTTCATTTTTTGATGTAAAACTATGAAAATTATTTTCCGCCAATGTCTCAACCCACTCTTTTACATCCACACTTTCTCTTTTAATGTTTTTCCACATTGCCGCCGCTGCAACTGCTTCTGGGTCTTCAGCACCACCTTTTTTTGCACTCTTAACCACTTCTTTAAAACCTTTCCCCTTCTTACCAATATCTTCACCCTTTTTAGCTTTTTTTACTATTTCACTCTTTTTTTCTTTAGATAAACCGGCAGACGGTTTTTCTTCATAAAATTCGATTGATTTGTTTAATTTTTTTGCATCAACAACTTTTTTTTGTTTTTCAGGGTCTTTGTATGATATCATAACATCCGCCTCACCCAAAATTCTTTGTGCTAAATTGTTTAGTTGTCTATCGTTAAACTTAACCAATGTTGATTCTGAAAATCCTTCTTTAATTAAAGAATTTACAATTTCATTTCTTTTCATATATCTTTGAATTTTATTTCTTCTTTTAATAGGTGGTAATTTCTTTGTTTTAGTTTTTTTGAAACGGATTCTATTGATTCACCAAATCTGAAAGTTAACCTTTCGTTTTCGTTATCAAAATCAAATTTTTCCCATGCCAATGCAATTACACCATCCACAGCATCAATAACTCCGAAATAATCGGAGTCTTGAATTAATTCTAACTTTAAATCTGTATTTTTTAAAAGACCAACTAAATCAACGTATTCAATATCAGGTGATTTAGATTGTGAAACAGCAGATGCTGGTATGACAAACCATTCCTCTATGTCAATCTCAGTAGATTTACTAAAGATAAATTCGTACTGTTTTTGACCTTTAAAATCTGACCCAATTTCATTGACATAGATTAGAATCATTTTTAGTTAAAATATTTACTTAACGTCTCACCAACTGCTTGGTTAATACTATTTTTAATTTCATCTAAATCAATTTCTTTGGTATCATCTTCACCTAAGTCTGCATATTTTGATAAATCAATCTCTTCACCAGCTTCAATTGGTGTATTAATAAAAGATTCTAATGCGGACATCGCATCATCTTCACTTACTTCTTCTTCAGCAGATGGTTCTTCAGCAGGAACTTCTTCATCAGAAGGAATTTCATCAGTTGGCATTTCTTCACCACCCATTTCCTCCTCATCTCTCTCAAATTTCTTACCAATCTCTTCTAAATCTTCCAAATCAAGTTTTTCTAAATCAACCGCAGAAATTATCATGTTAAGTACGTATTTGATATCGTCACTTTCCATTTTTTCTTTTTGGTCCCTAAGTTCTTGTCCCAATTTACCAGCAAATTTTTGAACTTCAGCCATATAATCAGAACGTTTTCCTTCTTCAGAACCCATTTCAGGTTCAGAAGGTACAGAAGTATCATCTGTTGGTAACGAATCCAAAGATGGTTCATCCACCGATGGTTCAACAGGTGCCTCATCTGATGGTAACGAATCAACCGATGGTTCTGGCATTGGGGCTTCTTGTTGAGGTTTTGTTTGTTTTAAAACATATTTCGTTGCTTCTTGTAATTCCTCTTGACCTTTAATAAGTTCAAGCCTCTTTAATGCCTCAGCGTAAGATGAAAATTTGTTTTTATTTTTCATGAACATACCACCGATATAATCTAATGATTGTTCATTAAGACCTCTCTTAACATAGTAAGCGTCTTTTTCTTTAACAATACCGTAAACACCACCATTTTTAGACTCTTTTACTAACTCAGCCTTTGAAGATGATTCCTTTTTATTGTTGTTTTTGTAGTATGTTAACTCGAGGATTCTTTTTAATTTATCGTCCCCGTTTAATTTCTCACTACCAATTGGTTTTAAATCTGCCATTTTAATATTAATTAAGATTACTTATTCTTATCCTATAAATACATAGATATATGGAAAAAAATAAGGTTCTTTATTGTGTTATGGACAATTTCTTATCTGTGATGTCCGTTTTTAATTTTAATAATTTCTCAATATACCCGTTTCTCCTTAGTAATTTGAATGTTAAGTTTTCATAAGAATACTCTCCACCGCTTTCTAAACCACTTTGTCTAAATTTTTTAATCTTTTTTCTTAAACTTTCTATTTTTGGTAAAATGTCGTCTTTATCATTAGAATTTACCAATGCATCTATTTTTTTACCGAATTCTTCACCTTTTTCCAAGATTTTTCTATCATCAATGTTGGGAGTGTCTTTTTTAGGTTCAACTACCCATTCATCATTCAACACAGAATAAACCCCTGAGGAAATGTGTGGTTCATCGACATCTTGTACGTAAAGTTCCACATCAAATCCCTTAATTTTAATATCATGTTTTTCATTCCAAATATTTTTCTTAGCATCAAAAAATTCTTTTATGATTGTTTGTAATACATTAGATGTATTATCAACACCCTTAATTTCATTAAAATCAATCAATATATGTAAATCAACATCAGAATATTCTGACCAATTATAATTACAAAGAGAACCTGTCATTACAATATCACTTATTAAAATATCAATATTTAAAAAATCGATAAAATCATAGGCTATTTCTAATAAACGTTCACGTATTTCAGATTTCATATGGTTATCATCTGAAATATCCCAAAATTTAGGGTTCAATTCTTTTTGAACATTAAAACTTTTTAAAATTTTATTTAATTTAATTTTTAATTTTG